AACGTCGAGGGAGCCTGGCAGGGTTGTCGTGTTATAGCCCGTTGGTTATCTGATCTGAGTTGCGGCTGGCCTCCCCATCCCCCCGGCGCTGGCCGCAGCTGGGTCGTTCGGACCACGCCCCCCGCGCACGCCCGAACGGCCCTTCTTTGCTTTCAGAAGGCCGCTGGTGCGTTTTGCTGGCGGGGGCATCCCTGTGATGGCTGAGGTGCGGAAAGCGTATGAGGGTGTTTCGATGAAGGGTCGCAGACCAATGTCGCCGGCGTTAAAGTTGATCCGCGGAAATCCCGGGCAGTACCCTGTTGCGCCGGAGATCGGGGCGCCGATTTCGGATCTGGTGCCCGAGGCGCCGAAGTTTCTGAGCGCGTGGGCGCGGGATGAGTGGAACCGGGTGGCGCCCGATCTGCATGTGCGTGGTTTACTGAGCGCGTTCGACGTACTGCCGTTGGCGGCCTATTGTTCGTGCGCCGGCCGGCTGGTTGAGGCTGAGGAGGCACTGGCTGATCTTCGGCGCGCGGGCGTTGACTGCATCTGGGTTTCGCCTCTCATCAAGGTGGTTGAGCGTGCGGCGGCCGATGTGGCGAAGCTTGGTGCCGAGTATGGCCTAACGCCGACTGGGCGTGTTCGGCTCGCTGGCGCTGGCACGCCGCCCAGGCCCAAGAGCAAATTTGCGGGCTTGATTTCCGGTCATTGAAAGGTGCCGCACGCCGCCGCGGGCCACCGGGCGTGTGACACCCAAAGCCGAACTGCCTGCGGGCTTCACGAGGTCAATGGTCGGCGGCAGTATTTGACTGTGTCGCCGAATTTTCGTCAAGAGCGATGGAAATCACGCCCTCATCTGAATCTGGCCAGCCGTCGGTTGCGTCGCGCCGAGCTTTGCTTGAAGTCAAGCGCGGCCCGGCAGGGAAGGCGCGCGCGAAGGAGGTTATAGATTTTATTCAATGTCTGACTGTGCCTTCGGGGCATGGGCAGGGCAGGCCGTTCAAGCTGATGGCTTGGCAGAAGGAATTTCTGCGGGACATTTACGAGCCGCACATTGGCAAGCGTCGAGTTGTTCGCAGGGCGATTCTTTCACTTGGGAGAAAGAACGGCAAATCGGCGCTGATCGCGGCGATTGCGTTGGCGCATTTGATTGGGCCCGAGCGGGAGAGCAACGGCGAGATTTACAGCGCCGCGAATGACCGCGAGCAGGCTGCAATTATTTTCAAGTTTGCGAGGCAGATCGTCGAGATTGAGCCCGAGCTGCTGGAGAAGGTTGAGATCATCCCTTCGACGAAGACAATGCGCGCGCATGAGACGGGTTCGATCTATCGTGCGATCAGCGCGGAGGCGGGGACGAAGCACGGTTATTTACCTTCCCTCGTTATATATGACGAGCTTGCACAAGCGAAAAATCGGGATTTATATGATGTTTTAGATACCAGTTTTGGCGCGCGCACTGAGCCATTGTTTATTTGTATTTCCACGCAATCGAATGATCCAGAGCATATTCTTTCAAAGTTGATTGATGATGGCCTTTCGGGGACTGATCCGAGCATTGTCTGTCATCTGCATGCGGCTGATGAGAATTGCGAGCTTAGTGATGAGACTCAATGGCTGAGGGCCAATCCTGCGCTTGGTGTTTTCCGCGATCGCGAGGACCTTGCTGTTGCGATGCGGCGCGCCATCCGCATGCCGGCCGAAGAGCCAAAGACCAGGAATCTGTTTCTCAATCAGCGTGTATCGCCGGCGTCGGTGCTGATTGCCCGGGCGCGCTGGCAGGAGTGCCTCGGCGATGCGGCGCTGGTTGATGGGGAGGACGTCTATGCGGCGTTGGACCTGTCGAGTGTGGATGATTTAACGGCGCTTGTGCTGGGCTCGGCGGCGGACCCGTGTCGCATCGTGCCGATTTTCTGGAAGCCGCTTGAGTGGCTCGCAGAGCACAGTGCTCGCGACTTCGGGCGTGGGGCGCACCGGTATGAAGAATGGGTGGCGAGCGGTCATCTGCGGACGACGCCCGGCAGGGCGATCGACCATGAGACGATCGCCCGTGACATAGCGGAGCTGGCGTCGCGCTATCGCATCCGCGGGTTGGCTTATGATCGGTGGAGGATGCAGTATCTGCGGCGGGAATTCGATCGTGTCGGGTTGGCTTCTTGGGAGGACAATTCACGCCTTGAGGCTGATGAGAACGGCACGGTTTATCGCGCTGGTACGGCAAACGGCGACGGATTGCGCTGCGTGTCTTGGGGACAAGGGTTCAAGGATTCGGCGCCGGCCGTTGACGCGCTCATGCTGGCGATCGACGAGCGCAAGCTGGTACATGCAAATTCTCCGCCGCTGAATTGGTGTGTGGCGAATGCGGTCGCGGTGATGGACCCAAGCGGGAACCGCAAGATCGACAAATCAAAAACGCGGTTTCGAATTGATGGTGCGGTGGCCTTGGCCATGATGATGGGGCTGAGGGCTCGCGATCGGAGCGAGGAGCCGGAGTTCGATCCAAGAGCGTTGATCGGGTGAGGTGCGAGCCCGGCAGACCATCTCTGGGTGTCACACCTACTCTGGCCGGGCTCGCGTGCCGAGGCATTCGGTCAGTGGATGTCAAAACGACAACGGCCCCGGTGTTTTGGCCATAACTTTTTTGCGTGATCAAATCAAGAGGTGCGATGCGTGCTGCCGGTCGTGGATCGAGCTGGGCTTGGGGTCGAGCCGATCGACTGGCTTGGGCTGCACCGCGAGTATTTCAATTCTGGCGAACTGCAGATTCTTGTTGCGCTGGCGCGGTCGATTGGTGCGCGGAGCATGCTTGAGATTGGCTGCCGCGACGGGCGCACGGCGCGGCTGATGCTTTATAATGTCGTTACGCTTTCGCGCTACGTTGGTGTTGACGTGATCGGGGATTACGAGCCATCGCTTGTGTGCCAGCGCGGCGAGATGGTAGAGCACCCCGGTGAATTGGTGCGGCATGATCCGTTATTCGAATTGATGCTGCGGGCGCGGGGCTCGCTGGATTTGACGCCGGGTGATTTCCCCGAATGGTTTGATCTTGTCTACATCGACGGCGATCACAGTGCGGCGGCGGTGATGCATGACAGCAAGCTTGCATTCCAGGTGACGCGGCCGGGCGGGCTTGTTGTTTGGCATGATGTGGGTAATGCCGCGGTTGAGGTGACTGAGGTCATCGATGAGCTTGCGGCGCATCGCGACATCCGCGCGATCGATGGCACGTGGTTGGCTTATACGGTGATGTAGGTGCGAGCCCGGCACGCGTCCGTTGGGTGACAGGGGCGATATGGCCCGGCTCGCGGTCGAGGCAACGCGTCGCTGGGTGTCATTCGTTTGCTGGCCTCGACGCCTCACGATAGCACGGCCAAAGGAAATTTCCAAGAGATCGCGGAACGAGTGGTCTCATGGCCGTAAAGACCTTCTATCTCAAAAACGTCGCGGTCAACGCAGCCTATTCGCTGCAGGACGGAGGAACGCCGCCCGCGACTGCCGCATCGAGTACTGGATGGGTCGTCGCCAAATCGGCGCCGCCCAATTATTCCTTGTTTCTGGCGAATACCAAGCGGGCCAATACCAGCTTTGCCGCGGCTGACGCGCTGGCGACACCGAACCTGACCGCCAACTCGTGCTGGCGCTCGGAAAACACGCTCAACGGCATCTTTGCTGCGACGCCATGGACACTGGCATTTCGCCTTCGCGGCGCGAACGTGGCTGGTGGCCAGACCGGAAGCGTCAACTGCCGCATCTGGAAATCGACCACAAACAACGCAACAGCAGGAACCAACACCGAGCTGACGACCGCTGTTCTTGTTGGGGCGGACAGTGGGGCGATAACCACTGCGGCATCGAGCGAATCGGACGTCACGTGGACTCCGGCCGCGCCGGTCACATTTAATAACGAATATCTTTTCGTTCAGTGCGAATGGCAGATCAACACGGCGTCGAGCGCCACAACCTCCGACGTTGTTTTCTACATCGAGCCCGCCGCCGTCATTACGACGTCGGATTTTGCGGTCCCGACTGCGAGCGGCGATCTCACGCCGAATGCAAGTCTTGCTGCGGGCGTCTCGGCGAGCGACAGCGAAAGCACGGCGGCTGATATCGCTGCTGGTGCGGCTGCGGTTGCCGGAACCGCGACGGGCGTGGTCGCCGGGGCAGTCACGGCTAGTGGTGTCCTGGCGGCGGCTGTGGCGGCTGTGTCCGGCTCCGGCAGGGGCCAGAGTGCGGCGACGGGCAGCCTTGCTGCGCAGATCGCTGCTGCGGCGGGTGCCGGCATCTCGCAAGGCACGGCGACGGGCAGCCTCGCCGCCCAGGCCCCGGCAGTCGCCGGCGCAGGCCGCGGGCAAGGCACGGCGACCGCGTCGCTGGCCTCGGCCAATGCCGCAATCAGCGGTGCGGCGCTGCTTACGGCCGCGGGCGCGATCGGCGGGTTGTCGGCGCAGCCGGCAGCCGTTGCTGGCACCGCGACTGCGGTTGCCTTTGTGGCTGCGACCGGCGTATTGGCGGCGCAGCCTGCGAGCATCGCGGGGCACGCTGCGCCGGTCGATCTTGCGGCGGGTGTCCTCGACGCGGGTGCGAGCGCAATGCTCGGCACCGGCAACATCTTTGAGGGCTATCGCACCAACAAGTTTGCGCGGATCTATATCGATGCCGTGATGCCAATAGCCGTGCACGCTGATGCGGTGCTGAACAGGGCCTGGCGCGTGAGCTGCACAATGGTGATTGTCAGCAAGCTTGACGTAGCAGCGTGACTATGGGCACTGATTTCGAGATATTTGCGGGTGACACGCGCGACATCATTGTCAACATCGTTGACCAGGACGGCGCGGCCGTTGACCTGACCAACGGCGCGGTGTCCTGGAGCGCAGCCACGAACGACTGGCCGGTCAATACTGCGGCCGTCGTGATCAGCAAGACATCGATAACTGCCGGAGAAATCGATCTGGCGAACGGCAGCTTCGTCGTGCATCTGCTTTCTGCTGACACGCAGGGCATCGCGGGCAACTTCTACCACGAGGCCCAGGTGACGCTGTCGGATGGCACCATTGGTACGCCGCTCACTGGCAGGCTGAAAATCAAATCCAATCTGATCGCGCCACGGTGAGAAATTGGCGGACGATGGCGATGCTTTCGGCACGGGCACGGCGTGGCACGGCTGGCCGCTGCAGATATGGGACGGCAAGGATTGGGTTGTTATCGAACCGGCCAAGCTTGCAGTCGCGCAGCCGCTCGATGATCTTCTGGTGAACTGGCTGGCAGATACGTGATGCGGATTTTCCAGGTCTTGCAGCCATTCGAGTGGACGCGCGACGGCCGCGTGATTGGCGTCTATACGCCAGGGCTGCGCTATACGTGCTTTGACGACGAGGCTCACGCTGATCTTGCTCGCGAGCTGGAGGGATGGGCCGCCGAAGGGCTGGTGACGATGATCGATCATCCGCCGGAGGGCACTGGGCCGGCATCGGCGTCTGGCGAAGGCTCGGTGGAATAGGGAGCATATCGTGGCCGTCACCCATCCAGTCGCAATCCGTAACGGCATTTGTTCGTACGTGGTGTCGCAGATCGATCTGAACACGCCGCCCGGGAAGGTCGTCTTTCTGACCGCGGCCAGCGCGGTTGTGGCCTCGCCGACGTTTGCGAATCCATCGTTTGGCGCGCCCGCGTCGGGCACCGCGACCGCGAACGCGATAAGCGACGACACCAATGCCGTTGGCGGCACGATCGCCAAGGCCGAGCTGCGCCAGGGTGGCGCCACACCGGTCATCTTGTGCTCGGTCACCGCGACGGGCGGCGGCGGCGACATTCAGATGAATTCGGTCGTGGTGTCGGCCGGGCAGACGGTGAAGGTCTCGTCACTCACCTACTCGGGGCCGCCGTGATGGTCGAAAAACCGGATGATGATGAGTGGCCCGACGATCCGTTCGAGGTGCCGCTCGACGACCGGCCGGTGCTGGCGAAGGGTGACGAGGGTGAACACGTCAGTGATCTCCAGGAGTTTCTCAACGGCACCGAGCTGAATCCGCGGATCGACATTGATGGCGACTTCGGCGAAGCGACTGAAGAGGCGACGGAGATCTATCAGGCGACGCGCGGGCTTGCTGCAGACGGTATTTGCGGCCCGCAGACCTGGGCCGCTCTGTACGAGAATAAGGCGCCATTGCCGCCGCCACCGCACGCACTGACGCAGCGCGACATCTCGGCGATTTGCAACATCGCGCTGTCGAGCGCGATCGCAAGTTACGGGTGGAAGGACCGCGGCACTGCGCCGCCGGGATTCACGCAGGGTATAGCGCTCGCATTCGCGCAGACCTACCGCAAGCTTTTGCAGGATCATCCGGCGGCGGTCGAGATGGCAAAAGCGCGGACTGATAGCGACAAAGACGCGCTCAACGTTTACCGCGAGCGCTTTGATGATCTCGGTATGTCGAATGAGGAGGCGGGCGCCGATGTGCTCCTTAGTCTCTATACGTTTATGTTGGGCCTTGGGATGCGTGAGTCGAGTGGCCGCCATTGCGAAGGCCGGGATATGAGCGCCGGTAACGTCAGTAGTGAAACGTGCGAGGCGGGGCTTCTGCAGCATTCGTACAATGCGCATAGTGCGAGCGAACCGGAATTTAGTATGCTGTTCGCCGAATATTCGAACCCGGCGAATCAAGCTACCTGCTATCTTACTTCGTTCGATGATGGGGTGACGTGCGCGAGCGACGAGTGGGAATGTTATG